CCCGTGTACGCACCACGGCTTGTAGCTCGAGGCGCTGGGTGAAACAACCTTATGTTTCAGCTCGCAAAGCATTGGCGCGCTGCTGCCAGATAGGTAGGCTGTCCGCTTGAGACAGATTTAACGTAGCCGCAGCCAGCTTCACAGCCCAGTCGATATCTCCGCCGCCTGAAACCACCAGGTAGGTACGTAGAAGGTCGTATACCGTGTACCGCCGAAGCAGCACGCACACCACCCCTCCTGCGAGCGCCTGGCGCAGATAGGCAGGCGTAGACTCCCAATAGGACCACTGCATCTGCAGCCTGCTTCTTCTGTACTCAGCCAGCAGGTGTAAAACATCTCCTGCAGCCTGAGCCAGCAGCCACCCGTCCAATGGCACACACTGTCCAAAGCCTCGCGAACCTTCAATCTTGCTGGCTAGTAGCCCAGAGCGAGCGCGCTCGTACCGCGGATCAATCCGCGCATGGCGCGCCCGCCAGCAAGCAGGCTCGACACCGCCTTGGCGCTGTCAACGCTGACATCGTACATCCAGTTCCCGGTGCGCTCCAGCAAGCTCAACGCTTGGTTTAGCGTGAACTTTGAAACGCGGGAGGTTTGCCCAGAGGGCATGCCGCCCGCGTAGGTGGCGCTGGCGGCGGGCCGCCACTCGTACACCACCACGCACCGCACCTTGACGCCCGTTCCGGCTGTCAGGCCCGTCCAGGTGCCAAAGACAGCGCCCGCCGATCCAAACTGGGTCTCCCAGTCTGTGTTCTGCGCGACGTCTATAGCCGAACCGTTGTACTTGTCAACGCGCCGCCAGCGCTGGTCCGCCTCAGTGGGAGTCCAGCGCACCTCAGCGACACCGTCCGGCGTGCGCTTGTGGATCGCAGCAGCATTCTTTAAGTTGGCGACAGAGTCGTAAGACTCCAATGCGTAGGCCGTGCCGCTGCCCAGCGAAAACTCGCCGGCGCGGTCGGTCTCCTTGCCAACGTAAAGCAGCTGCATGCAGGCCGCCACCGGCCGGTACGACGCCCCTTGCCCGCTGAGGAACGTGTACCCAGGCTGTAGGGGTGCGTTTGCGGCAGTCCCGTAAGCGCTAATGGCCGACGCTGTCTCAGCCACAGCATCACTGTAGTTGAAGGACCCGACGTACTCCGTTCCGGCAAAGTTGCCGTTGGTAATTGCGGACGGGACCAACACCACCTTGCCGTTGGTGCTAGCACCGCCGTTCAAAGTGACGTTGGTCTCGAACCGCATAAGGTAGCCCTCGTGGCCGCCCAAGTACGGAGGGTGCACCAACTCAGCGTTGCAGGGGTCAGCCAGCAGCCTGGCATACTTGACCAAGTCTGCTTGGCCGCCTCCACCGGGCATGCTTCGTTTTGGCGCGCGCGGCATCGTCTTCTTGCTCTGCTTGTTCTTCTTGCTGGACTTGCGCGGCATGATTGGTAAGAATAGCACTGGTTGTGTGCTTGTAAGAATAGGCCCAGGATCACGCTTTGGGTTGCGTGGGCAGGTCTGCCTCCCGCCCAAGGTTGGAACCACTGCCTTTGCATTCTCGTTGAAAGGCAGAAACTGTCTTGGCAACTTTAATCTTTGCTGCTAGCGGTGCCGGTCGCCAACCGGACTTTCGAACCGCCATTGGTAGCCTACTCCCAGTCCCAGTACCTGTACTCGGACTCGGTGTCGGCGCCAAAGAGATCCTCCGAAACGGGGCCCATGCTGTAGGAGTCGTCTTCCTCCCACTCGCTCTCACTCTCGGGCTTGCCCCGTCGGCGCGCAGGTTTACCCTTCGCGCCTCCGGCCACAGCAGACGCGCGCATGACGCGCTTGCTGGGGTCGGCGGGCGGCCTCCTGCCGAAGTTCTTGATCGTCGCCGGGCGGCTCGGCCTGGTAGCGGCAAGCGCCAGGCGCTTGATGGCGCCCGTGGCCCTGCTCGTTTCCAGGTATCTGCTGAACGGCGCGGGGAACAGCCGGCGCGCCGTGCTGGTCTCACTTTCCTCCACTTGGTCCGCCCAGCTTGAGAGCTGCATGGGCGACCCAGGTGAAGCTACAGCTTGCACGGCGCTGCGCGTCTCCCAAATGCGTCGGATGCGGTCTGGCTGCAGTGCTCGCAACAGCCCGTCCACATCCTTGACCGAGATCACGCTCGCCAGCCCCGCGTGCACGTGCGCCTGCACCGTAGCCTCTACGGCCGCAGACGTCACTGTCTCGCGCGCAGTGTACAGCAGCGCGCACGCGTCGCTCGCCATGCGAACGAACGCGTTCTCAAATCCGGAGGGCGGAAGCCCGAAGGCTAACACCACGCCCGCCAGTTTGAGAGCGTACGCCACCTTGTGGTCGTCCGACGCGCGCCACCCCTGCGTCGTGGCAAAGGGTAGCTGAGCCAATGCCCTGGGGTAGTCGGCGAAAACTCGCACGTCTAATGTCCCAGGCACAGCATAGAAGTAGTACCCCACAAACAACACCGACGTGTGAGTCAAGCCGTGCCTAAGCGCGGCTAGCTCCACCAAGGGGTTGCCAGTGGGCACTTTCAGCTGCTTGGCTTGCTCGAGGCGCACGTGGAACCCCACTGCGTCCCCCTCCTCTTCCACAATTCCGTTCAAATCCCGCTCCCAGTCGACACCACACTCCTCCACAGCTCGCTTGCACACCCGCTCCAAGTAGCATGACATGAGCACGTCATTGACCTTGCTCTGCATGGGCATGCCCGAAGGGCCGCCGTGTTTCATGCGCACCGCGCAGGAGCCGGCTATAACCACAGTTCGCTCGCGCATAAGTGCGTGCCAGACTGCGGCAGACACCGGATCCACCTGCTCGATGTAGCGCCTCACCACAGCGTGCACCTCCTTAGTCGTGTCAGCGTGCTGTGTCAGGTCAAAGGCTGAGCAGTCCGCCGCAAACACTATGTAGCGGTCGCCCACCTTCAAAGCCGCCAGAGAGTCGTCGCCACAGTGTACATAGCCATAGCCTTTGTCCGACAGTTGGCGCTGGAGACAGTCTATGACCGCCCCAGCACCCCCGCCGGCCAGGGCGTGGCCTATGAATGTTGTGACGCCGGCCTCCCCGAGAACTCTGCACCCTGCTTCCACCACCTGCGTGGCCTGCTGCATTACCAAAGTCAGCTGTCTCCCAACCACGTTGTAAAAGCGCAGCTGGGAGTCGCGCACCTTTGGAAACTTGTAGCAGTCGTACTTGGCCTTGCCACGCAAGCACGTAAGGTTAGGCTGGCGCGTTTCCAACGCCCGGAACTCGGCTTCTGGATCTCCCGAAATGGCCAGGAGGGTGCGCACCGTCTGCGCCCCTTCTAAACTCAATCTGCGGGCCTCCGGATCCTCCAACGTCTTCATAAAAGGAAAGCCGTTCTCCGAGCGGGGGTTAACCCGCACGCCCCTCTCCTCAAAACCGTCGGTGTCTAGCGGAAGCGGCTTGCACACGTCCGGTGGCATATGCCACAAACCGGAACGCTTCGCTGCCATTTCCGCCTCACCGCGCGTAAAGGGGCGTGCAGGGCTCCAGCCTTTCCGCGGGTAGTACTTGTCAAACCGCCCCAGTGTAAACTGGGCTCCGCCAAACCAGGCGTGCGTTTCTCCAACGCGCAGCCTCACGTCCTCCCGTGTGGGCAGGTCGTATAGCGGCACCTCGGGCATGCGGTCGTAGAAAGTAGAGGCCACTTGTCTCAGTGGTCCTATACTGTTCTTGTACTGCAGTCCGTCAATCGGCGCGGTTGCCAGCGCCACCCGCCCCTCCATCAGGTGTTTGCGCACAGACGTGTCCTGGCACTCCGGCCCCAGCTCTACCGACGTCATGGGCGTCATGTCTAGCGGGGCCAAACGTGCCAGGAGCTTCTCCGGCACCTTGCCCTCCTTGCCACTGGGCAGGTTGCCCTGCTCAGGGGTCCACTTCCACCCCTGCAAAGGGTGTCCG